GCTTTATGCTAACTTCTTCTTACCAGAACCAACACTGGTCCTATTTTTGGATAGAAATTTTGAGATTTGGGACTCGAAAAATCCGTTGATTTGAGAGATGCTGACGAGCTTGCCAAAGAAATACAAACCACCATTTGATGTTTTGTATAACTAAATACGCTAAAATTACCCTCACTTTTATGATGACTTAACGCGATCAACACTACCCGTATTTATATAGGCTCTGTTGTTACACAATTTGACTTGAGATGAAAATGATTTAAATTAGAATATTACACACAACTTTATTAGTATTAGGACAGTTTAGATCGGAAATGTCAAAATTTGATTTGTGCGTTTATTCCCTTGGAAAAGGAAGAGATGCGTTCTCATGAACAAAGAAAAATTCCAAAACTCGTTTCTGAACGGGGTTGTATTGAACTACGAATTCTTTATTTTTGGTGGTTTCCTTAGTGTTCAGTGTGTACGCCACACATAACGATATGAACCCAAATCGTTATGTTCCCCAAGAAAATAATTTGTTTGTAGGGATGTATAATGAATAAATATAAACACAAGGCAGGAACATTAGAATGACGCTATGTTAGTAATTTTATTTGCCAGAGTTGAAAATTGCGGATAAAAAGGGGGATTAAAGTGTGGCAACACACTCCTCCTCTCCAAAAGAGCGCTTAATAGATTCTGGATCTGATATTGTGAAAACTAGTCTAATTTTAATATTGCTTGCGACAGACTTCGGTCTAAAATCAGTCTTAGCTTGTCTAAAATTTCGCATGCGTGCACCCCACGGATAGCGGATTCATACCTGGATGTGAATTAAGTAAATCTAAAGGTATGGCTGATCTCTGGTTGCTAGTGAAGGGCTGAGCAAAGTGTCCTAAAACCCCCCTATTTTCTTATGCAGACACCAATATTGAATTCCTATAAAGCTATATACGAATTTTATAAAACTACAAGAAACAATACAGAATACAAGATGTCTTTAACTTTTGATGAACAATTGAATATTTTGTCGCACGGTTGTAAGACAATCGTCCATGAATGCAATCTAACACAGGTAATTCATTACCATTTTGTTGGAGCACCCTTTATAGGGTTGATGTCACACGAATTGCGAAAGCAGCGTGACGAACAGAAAGTGATTGCTAACCTTAATAAGCACCCAAAGGCAAATAAAGTGCCACTTAAGTTTTCGTACAATGATGATGAAGGTTGGACTATGGTTTATGAATTGGCAGAATTATCAATCGCTGAAACTTTCGTAGTTGAAGAAATAATAAAGAAGCAACGCATTTTCTTGACAACACGCGTGCAATCTGATGATATCTTCAACCCTCACCCTTGTATTGCTAATTTGGGAAAAGAATTAGCTTTTGGGGAAGAGAGTTGTAGAGTGGGCAAGGAATTGGCAAAGCATAGGAACAAATTGATTCATGCATTAACCGGCAATATTAAGCAAGTTGGTGACACTTATGTCCATGATGGAAACATCTTGACATGGTCAGAAGAGAGCATTAATCGATTAATTTTACAACAATACAACGCTAGTTTTGGTGAATCGAAGGATACATGTGACTATGTAAGCCTTGTAAATGAGCTTGATATGTTCGAAAATAAAAAGATTACTACAAATTTTGAGATGACAACAACAACGACAGGACTTGTGTCTATGTGTGTTAGAGATAAGAAAATTTATGCATCAGGAAAAGGTTCAAATAAAAAGAAAGTGAAAGTTAGTGCGAGTGCAAATTTGTTGCGTAAGCTTCTAGCTACATATTATTTTGATTTGACTTTGCCCTTGAGCATGAAAATGAAAAATATATTTTCACAAGTTCCACGGATGCAAAGTGATTTTAAAGAAAATACAAAAAGAGATAACAAAACTCATAAGCATGACAATTCAAAACGTTCTATATTGTTAAAAAACAAAGGTCTTGTAGAAGCTGCTCGTCATCGCGAAAATTTTGAAAAGCACAATAAATTGCAGAAAATATATGCGATTCAACGAAAACAAGAACAGGTTAAAACTGATGCGCTTGTAGCACAATTGCAAATGTTTTATTCAAATCGTGATATTGCACAATTACAATGGAAAATTCCAGTTGATGTGCGTTTTGGAGACTTTCAAGAGTTTTTGGATGCTATCGAAGGTTTCTTTTCAGAAGACGTGAAGAAATTAATTGATTGGGCATCAGTCATGAATTGCTTTTATCTGATTTATTCGAACCCAGATCTAATGGTTAAATGGAATGCATGTGATAATTTGCGAAGAATACTAGGCATTAAAACAATGTCTTTAGCACTTTTCGCAAGTATGATTTTGCATGTTTGTAAACAACTAGGTTTTGTTTCTGGGGGTGATCACCCAAAATTACAATCTTTTGACACCAGTTCAACATTATCTATTTTGATTACTTTGGTCCTTTCTATTTTATACAGAAATAATCCCAAAGCTTCAACAGTTGAAGTCCTTGTAAATTCTTGTAAAGATTTACCTTTAGCATCACGAGGCGTAGGATTACTTGAAGAAGTGGTCAAACGCATTTGTGCATATGTAAAAGGAGTAGAAAGTTTAGATGATCTTATACCAAATACGTTAAAGAAAATTGAAGAACAAGTTATGCAGTTGAGCACAAAAGATGGAATTTCTCGTTTGACAACAGATGAAAAAGCCTTTACAGAAATTTGTAAACTGCGTTTGGATGTAATAAATCTTTCATCAACGATTGACTCTCGATCTATCTATTACCAAAAATTTTTGGTTTTAAAGAGTCATGTAAACAATATGTATACCATTGCACAAAGATCTCCAGTGGCAGGTTGCGGTAGACGTAAGAAACCCGTTGTTTTCCACATTTGGGGAGATGCAGGTATCGGAAAGTCACGCATAATCAAATTGGTCTCTGCTGATACAATTTCGACAATTCTGGATTTGGAAGGTTACACTGAAGAAGACATGAATGAAGCACTTGAATCGTATGATCAGTTTGTTTATTATCGACCAGTAGGAGTACAGTATGAACAGAATTTTGTCTCTTCACGAGCAAAAATCTATGTTTGCGATGATGCAAATCAGGTGGATGCAAAACATTTACAACATGGAACTCCATTTCCACAGGCAATAATCCATTTGAATAATGAACACGATCATATGTTACCAGTGGCTGAGATTGAGATGAAATCACAAGCATTGTTTAAATCAGCATTAATTATTGCAACAGACAATAAACAAACACCGGATTTATCATATTTGCAATGTCCAGAAGCTTATCATCGTCGAATTGATTTTTCCTTTAAGATGGTTTTGAAAGAAGAATTTTCAAAATTAAGTAAAGGCACAAGAATGATTGATGTTTCCAAATTGGATTTAACACAACCAAATGAGTACATTTATGAATTCCATAGCGGAGACAGAATTTATTCATATGAGGAAGTTGTCGCTATGTTAAGAAACGAATTGAAGGATGTGCATAAACGATTCAAAGACGAGACTGTGGTTTTTAAACGACGCGCTCAGATTTCACGCGCAAATATGCAAGAGGTGGAAACAGCTCCTGAATATGTCGCTGATGTTATTCAGAATGCTGAACGCCCTAAGCGTGAACAAATTTCAAAGATGTTCAGAAATGCACGATCTGTTTTTGAAACATCAAAACCTTGCACTTCAACACAAAGTAATTTAGATTTTGGAATGACTGCACGCATGGAGAGTGATTTCACTCTTCCGAGTTTTTCGTTTTTAGAAGCAGAAAAACCACCGCGTGAAAGCATATTGAAATCTTTCTTTGTGATATATTTCTTTGCTTATTTACCACTTTCTTGGTCAACACGTTTGAATGATTTCTTCTTTGGACGCGCCAAAGAAGAAAAATTGAAAAGGAAAATTGTTCTTGCAACAATAACCTTTTTAATAACTTCTTTTGCAGCTTACAAAGTATACAAGCGGTTCTTCCCACCAGGGAAAAGAGAAAAGAAGAAGAGTTGTAATACATCAAAAGTCGAAGCCCTTGAAAAGAAGAAAATTGAGCTGCAGGAAAAGATTGAAGAACTTAAAAATTGTGAGGAAGATATTGAAACCCAAAAATATAATGATGGTCAACCAAAATCAGTTAAACAAAAAGAAAAGACACCTTCAAAAGCACCAGTTGTTGTAGTTCCTATTTATAAAGCACAAGGAATGTTTGACACAAATACAACAAAAATTTTTGTGAAAGACTACGTGAATTCAAGTAATACGGAACTGTCATGTCCAGCAGCATATCGTACTGAAAAGATGGTTTTGCAAAACATGTACATTATGATTCTGGAATTTAAGCGACAAGGTCAATTACAATATGGGGTTTTGCGTGGCACTTTCTTGAATGATAGATGCTTGATAACAAACAGACATTTCTTCTCCGTTACTGAAGAAGAATACAAAACAGCAAGTGTTTCTTTGTTTAATCCCTTCAGAGAATATATGAGAATACCAACATCGCAGCTTGATGTGATGTCATTTGCTCATGAAGACGAACCAAATAGTTTGTATTATGATCTTATTGCTATTAAATTTCCAGATGCGGTTAAACAACACATCGACTTGACACACTCGGTAAATTCGGAAAGCAATTTCATCAAGATGGAAGATATGGATAAAATTTTACATCAAAATGCCACAATGGTTTCATTATGTGAAGCAGTAGAATTCGAAAAGATTAAGGGAATAGATACGATAGTTTCAAACCCTCAATGGATTCTAATGGCAGAAAAACAAAGAATTTCCATTAAGTCGATAAACAAAGCACCTTTGTTAGCAACAGATCCAAATGGTGAGATGCTTTACACATGGAAAACGGTATCATATGACGCACAAACAATACCTGGATCTTGTGGTAGCATTTTAGTTTCAAATTCCTCCAATGAAACAGGTAAAGTGATTGGTATTCATATGGCTGGTTATTGTATGACCGACGATGCTTTTGGTCAGATTATAACTGCTGAAATGATCCATGCACTTAAACCTTATTGCCAAATGCAATATAAACCAGGGAAAATAGTGACTATTTTACCAAATGAATTTCCCATTGTAGCGACAATTCCACGCCCATTATATATGCCGTGCGAAACAAAATTGCGGAAGTCGATTTGTCATGGTGAAGTTTTTGAAACAACAAAAGCACCAGCAAAGTTGAAATATGGAAAAGGTGAAGAACATGGTGCTGTGACTGCAATAAAGAAATACATAAATCCCAGCTATTTTCTTATAGATGAAGACCGTGCAGTTTGCAGAGCATACCTTTATCATTGTTTTAAACCTAAAAGACGTATCTTGAAAATGTCACGAGAGGTTGCAATAAGAGGAGTTGAAGGAGATAAGTATAAACAAGCGATGAACAGAAAATCAAGCAGCGGAATTCCATTAGCACAAGAAACTACGCAGACAGGAAAACACGAATATCTTGGAGAAGGAGAAGAATTTATCTACGATCATCCTAGATTGATTCAGCTCATTGATGAGATTATAGATTGTATAATGAATGATCGGAGACCAGATATTTACTTTGCTGTAACAATGAAAGATGAATTGAAAAAGCTAGAAAAGCTTTTGGCGCGTATTTTCGCTGCTGGACCTCTTCAATATTCAGTACTTTTTAGAGAATATTATCTTGATTACTTTGCAGCCACAATGGAGCAAAGAATTTTTAATTCTTCTTTAATTGGAATAAATATGTTGAGTTCAGATGTCGGAGTTCTTGTCAATTACTTGTTAGAGGTTGCACACCCATCTGAACGTGCATTTCTTGCAGGTGATTTCAAAAACTTCGACGGCACATTGATGTCTTGTCTTTTATGGGAAATTTACGAAATAATTGAACAATTCTATGGACGCGAAAGTAAGATCACAAAAGCTTTATGGTTAGAAATTACTGATTCAAGACAAGTTTTCGGTAATGCAGTTGCACATATTGCTTCAGGACAACCTTCAGGAAATCCAGCAACAACGTTTGTTAACACAATGTACAATACAGCATTGCTATACTTGGTTATCTCAAAAATTTTACTTAAAGTAGGAACAAGTGAATCAATTGAAGTTAGGGCAAATTTAACAGAACATTTTAGAGTAGTAACATATGGTGACGACAACTTGATGTCGTTTTCACAAACTTTGAGACGTCTAATTGATCCGAAAGAAATAACATTAATGATGAAGACATTAGGCCACACATACACCAATGATGCCAAGGATGGCAAAGAATTAGAATATAAGCTATTATCAGAAGTTTCAATCTTAAAGCGTACTTTTTCATATGATTCAGTACATGGATGGATTGCACCTCTGGAATTAGTTTCTATTCTTGAATGTCTGAATTGGGATAAGGTGGATAACAGGAAACGAGAACTAAAACGAGCACAAACCGTAGTCAATATGCGTGTGGCAATTCGAGAATTAAGTCTACACACGCAAACAATATTTGAAAAATACAGACAGTTAATTCTCACCTCAGCTGACAGACATAATTTGTTGTTACCACCAGAATGTAGATTTTCGCAGAGCGATTTGCGTAATATGACACGTAATGGTGATAATTTATTTTATTTCTCCGATGATTTCAGCGTTATTGTTGATCATAAGCTGCGTCAGAATATTTATTCAGAGCATGACGAAAACCCGCTCATCACAGTTCAAGATGTTTGGCCGCGTCTTGAAATGAAACAATGGTCAACAGAACAACGAAATGAAAACCAATCACAAGAGATAACATCACAACAAATCATTACATATGATAATGAAACAGAAATAATCAGAGAACAAGTACCCGCACAAAAGAGCTTGTCAGAGGAAAAATTCTATCAATTTGAAGAGATACGTGACCACACAGTGAGAGACATTGTTAGTAGAGTTTATACCATTGCAAACATCACAGTTCCAACAGGTGGTTTACCAGGTGACATTCTTTACACGTTTGATCCCTTGGCAGCATTGTTGGGTCAAGCAAACGTGAGAGCAAAGTTGGCACGATTCGGTGCTATACGCGCGAATATTGTTATCAGAACACTGATAACCACCGCAAGAACATGTTCTGGTGCAATCATGCCACAATATATCCCACCACTTGGTACTCAAAGGGCCACAACATTGTTACAACAATCCCAGTCGATAAGGGAAGTGATTCCATTGTCTACAGGAGGTCAAGTTGATATTACAGCACCGTGGGTAGATGCATTTTTAGCACGAAATTTGTCAACAAACACTGGAAGTCTTGGCACTTTCAGAATTTCGCGTGTAACACCATCTCAAACTGATTCTGCCAGAATTAAAATCCAAATTTTCTGTCCAATGGAAACATTGAGAGTGGAATATCCAACATTCATTGACCAACCTGTGGCACTGGCTAATTTGATGGTTGAAAAAGAAAAGATTGAACAGTTGATTGCTAGAATGCATGCAAAACCAACAGTTAAGACTTCTCCAATTTATCCGCAAATGCAGATGAACTCGTTGAGAAATATGATGCAGAAAGTCATGTCATCTACTCCAAAACATAATCCCTCTGATGCACCAATTACAGCTATTAAGTATCATCCGGGATCTCGCTTCTTGAATGATCAAGGTACAGTCCCCATGCATAATTTAACCATTGCAAAACAGCAAGAAGTAGAGACTTCCGATGGTCAATTTGGTTCCGGAATGGATGAGATGGAAGTCGAAAAAATCATGAATAGTGAAAACATCATTGGAGTTTTTCCACTAGCTGTTGCAGATCAAGTTCATACCGTTTTATATGCACGTCCTTGCACCATCACGGATTTTATAGGTTCAACAACAGGCACACCACCTGTTACAACTATGTCAATTTCACATCAAATGTTTGCTGCATCAATGGCACAACAATGGTCTGCTAAACTCAATTTCAAAATTTGTGGTACACATAATCAGCTACATTCATATCAACTGCGATCAATTTTTGTACCAGAAGACACAGGTAAATATACTGCTGGTCAAATTATGACAACGGATGATGTAAATGTTGTTAAAGGACAGATTCACAAATTTGGTGCGGATAAGATGATGGGTGAACATGTTGTGGAACCAATGACAACCACTAATATGAAAAATGTTCCATCACCACGTAACGCTGCTGGAGTTGCTAGTTTGGCAAATTTGACGGCTAATCAATTTACACATGAATGTTCCTATGGAATGTTCTATGTTATAGTTGAAGTGCCTTTGATTGCGTCAGCACAAGTTTCACCGACCGTATTTTTGTATGTGGATTTTCATGCTTCGGATGTGATTCTTTCAGAAGCGGAAACTTGGTTATATTTGCTTCCACAAACTCAAATGAAAGGTATTGAGGGTGAGAGTTTG